ATATGGCTAGTTTAGAAAAAAAATTAGATAAGATAGAAAAGAAAATGGATGCAATAGAAAAATTGCATGATAAAGAATCTTTACTCTGTGAAGAGGTAAAAGATATAATAAGCGAAATTCGAGAAGAAAACTCAGAGGATGAAGATTTTGAAGAGGAAGATTTTGAAGAGGATCAAGAAGAAGAGTTTGACGAGGACGATGAAAAATAATATAAACAAATCAATCGGAGGAAAATAAAATGGCAGTTCATCATGGTAAAGAAGGTCAGGTTGCAATTGGCGGAACAGCAGTAGGTGAGTTAACATCATTCACTTTGGAAACAACAGGGGATGTAGTTGAGTCAACTAAAATGGAAGATGGAGCAAAATCTTTTATTGCTGGTAGAACATCATTTTCAGGTACTTTAGAGATGCATTTTGATGAAACAGATAGTGGTCAAACACAATTAGTTTCAGGTGCATCATTAACTTTTAAATTATTACCTGAGGGAAGTTCAGCTGGGGACAGAAAATTTGAAGGTGCTGGTATAGTTACAGGAATGTCTGTAAACCAACCTTTAGATGGAGTGGTCGCTAGATCTGTGACGTTTCAAGGAACTGGTGCTTTGACAATAGGAACAGAATAATAATTTATGTCTATTCTTAACAGAGCTAAATCTCATTTTGAGAGTTTAGGTGTGCAATCTTTAGAGATTGAAGAATGGCCTGATGATAGTGGTAAGCCCACAATTATTTATTGGAATCCAATCACTCTAGCAGAAAAAAAACGTCTATTTGAAAAGTCTAGTAATATAAACGATGTTGGCCTTTTAGCTGATATAGTTATTATGAAAGCCTTAGACAAAGATGGAAACAAAATATTTAAGTCAGAAGATAGATTAGATATTATGCATAAAGTTGACTCTGATGTCCTTGCAAAAATATCAACTTCTATGGTTCAAGCTATAACTCCCTACGACGCAAAAAAAAAGTAAATACTAGCCCTGAACTCCGCAATATGTTAATAGTTGCGGACAGGCTAAAAATAACTTTGACACAAGTATTACAAATGCCTGAAGAAGAATATAATACTTGGTTAGGTTATATGATGCTTGAACAAGAAGAATATAATAGGAACAGAAAAATATAATGGCTCAGAATTTAGTACTTAATATTTTAGCACGTGATAAAACTAAACAAGCCTTAAATGGAGTTAGAGCTGGTCTTAATAATTTGAGGTCAGCAGTATTTTCAGTTCAATCTGCAATTCTCGGAATAGGATCAGGTCTTGCAGTAAAATCAATTTTAGATGTTGGAGCAAATGTAGAGCAACTTAGATTAAGGTTTGCTTTTTTATTTAAAGGTGTCCAGGAAGGTGACAAAGCATTTAAGGGCCTAATAGACTTTGCATCTAAAGTTCCTTTTACTCTTGAGGAAATACAAGCTGGTGCTGGAAACCTTGCGGTTGTTACAAAAAACGCAGAAGAACTAAATGAGATATTAAAATTAACAGGGAACGTAGCATCTGTAACAGGATTAGATTTTAGAACTACTGCTGAGCAAATACAAAGGTCATTCTCTTCAGGTATTGGATCTGCTGACCTATTTAGAGAAAGAGGTGTTAGAGCTTTATTAGGATTCAAAGCTGGAGCAGAGGTAACAGTAGAAGCGACTAAAAAAAGATTTAGAGAACTTTTTGGTCAGGGAGGTGAGTTTGAAAAAGCAACTGAAGTTTTATCAACTACATTTACTGGAACATTATCAATGCTTTCAGATAAACTATTTAAGTTTAAATTAGAAACAGGACAAGCTGGATTTTTTGATTTTATAAAACAAGGTTTAGTAGAAATTAATAATCTTATTGAAAACAACGCAGAACTTATTGGTGTTTTTGGTGCAAAATTGTCAGCTGGTTTAATAGAGGCAACAAAGCAAATTGTTTTAGGTAGTGCAGTTATTATTCAAGCTTTAAAGCCAGTTTTTGAGTTTGTTATTGGTTCAATAGGAAACCTTTTTAACCTTTTACAAACTTTGCCAAGCACAGTTAGAACAGTAGGTGTTGTTGGTTTTTTAATGTTAGGATCTAAAGGAAAATTATTAGTACTAACAATTGGTGGTTTTTTAGATGAAATAAGATTTAAACTTGGTGAGTTCCTTCAACAGTTTGCAGAGTTTAATCAAAAAATATTAGATACTCGAAAAAGTTTAAAACTTGTTAGCGAGGAGGGTTTTGCAAAAATTAAAAAACAAAATGAAGATATACTAGCAATATCAGAAAAATTAAAAAAACCTATCGGTGAGTTAAAAAGTGAAATTAAAGAAAGCGATGATGGTTTAAGTGGATTTACAAAAAATTTAGAAAGATTTTTAAACACTTTAGAAGCTAAAGCAATAATATCAAAAAAACAAATAGAGGAAATATTATCAAAACTTAAAGGAACTACAGATGAAACAGATAAAACTGCACTTAATTTTACAAGAATTGCTGATACTGTTAAGAACCAAATTAAAAAAGATTTAGAATCTGTAAATGAAACGATTGGTAAATTTATATTAGGAGGTGTTAAATCATTCTCAAGAGCTTTAGCAGAGTCAGTTGTTTTAGGTAAAAAATTAAAAATGAGTTTTGAAGAAATCGCTAAAAAATTTCTTGTTGATATTTTAGCTTTTACAATTCAAATCGTGATCCAAAAACAAATAGAAAAAATGTTATCTGATGGACAAGTAGACAATGAAAAACAAATAACAGATGAAAAGAAAAAGCAACTTAAAATTCAAGGTATGATGATGATGATGTCAGGAAACCCTTTAGGAATTTTAGGCTTTGCAAGTCCTGGTTTTGCACAAGGAGGTGCGGTATCAAAAGGCAAACCTATTATGGTTGGTGAGAGAGGCCCTGAGATGTTTATACCAAATAGCACAGGCCAAATAACTCAATCGGCACGAGGCGGTATGGGTGGTGCAGTAAATGTTAATTTTAATATTAACACTATAGACTCAAGAGGTTTTGATCAGGCTTTAGTAGAAAACAGAGGAACAATAACTTCGATTATAAACAATGCTTTATTTGAAAAAGGAAGAGGAGCTTTAGTATAATGTCAGGAGCATTTCCAATATCATCTGCAAGTTTTGAAACTATGGGCATCAAATCTATTCAAAACACTATTATATCTAAATCTTTATCAGGCAAAAAATTATCAAGACAAATAGATAATCAAAGATTTGGTTTTACTGCATCTATCATAGTTGGAAAGAGATCTGATATATATGGTGACCTTATGGCCTTTATAATAAAACAAAGATCTTCTAAAGAAAATTTTACTATTATCCCACCAGAGGTAGAAGATGCTAGAGGAAATGAAACAGGAACTCTAGCGGTCAATGGAAGTCACACTGCTGGTGATACAACAATTGCAATAGATGGATTCGCTGGAGATGGAGCTGGAAGATTAAAAGCTGGTGATTTTATTAAATTTAATGGCCATACAAAAGTCTATATGGTTGTAGCAGATGTAACAAGCTCATCAAACTCAGCAACAGTAACAATAGAGCCACCTTTGGTTTCAGCTTTGGCAGATGATGAAACTGTCTCTTATGATAATATACCTTTTACAGTTCATCTTACAAACGATATTCAAGAGTTTGGTGTAGTTGGTGCAGATAATTCAGGAAACTTATTATATAAATTTGAAATAGATGTCGAAGAAGCAATATAAAATTAAATATTTTATGAATGCCGACATTTTAGCTGAAGAAATAGTAGAGGCAGAAAATATTGATGTGGTTAATCTTGATTTAAAAAAACACGACTTTCCATCAAAAAATGCTGACTTCATTGTTAATGGTGATATAAAAGTTATTAGAAAGAGTATAGAAGATTATGGCGAGGACACTAACAACATCAGTAAAAAATGAATTATTAACAAATGAGATAGTACCTATTCATCTTTTAACAATAGGTTTTAGCACTCCTGTTAATTTAACTGATTGTAGTTTTAATCTTACATCATCTATATCAGGTTCAAGCAAAACATATACAGCATCGCCTTTTTTAGTTTCTATCCCAACATTTACAGAAGAAACTGATGTAACAAAAACAAGTTTAAATATTACTTTATCAGGTGCAGATCAAACTTTTATTTCAACTGTCCTAAATGAAAATATTGTGAATGACACTGTTGAAATATTTAGAGGTTTGTTAAACTCAACAAACTCTATCATAGCAGATCCTATATTATTATATTCAGGTAATATAGACACTTTCCAAATAGATGAGTCAGAAACTGACTCAAGTGTTACTCTTACAGTTGTTAGTCATTGGGCTGACTTTGATAAAAAATCAGGAAGGCAAACTAATAACAACTCACAACAAAGATTTTTTAACACAGATGTTGGAATGGATTTTAGCTCACAAACTGTATTAGATATTAAATGGGGCAGACAATGACAACTTTCAATGAGGTTATAAACCTTTATTATAAACACAACAAATATAAAAAGAATACTTATCCTGAACTATATTATCATATTTTACCTTCAATAAATTTAAATCAATATAAAATATTTAAAGATGATGAAGGTATCTATGCTTTTGTCAATTGGGCCTATCTAAATAAAGATGTTGAAAAAGAATATAAAAACAATGCACAAATTTATAAAAACGAATGGAATTGTGGTGTCAATCTATGGATACATGATATAGTTTCAATTAGAAAGACAAAAGAGGTAGCTTTATGGACAATTAAATATTGTTTAAACAAAATAAAAACAAATGAATGTTTTTCTTGGTTAAGAGTAAATCAAGAAAATCAAATTGTTAGAATAGCAAAAAAATATAAAAGGGAGTTTCATAACTAATGGGTGGAGTAGTTAGAAAAGTCACAAGAGCTGTAAGAAAAGTTGCATCAGTAGTAAGGGCAGTTAATTTTTTAGGTAAATTAAATCCTTTTGTTGCTTTAGGAGTAATAGCAGTTGGTTGGTTGTTTATGAGGTCTCAAAAACCTGATATTCCTGATTTTGGAACTAATGATTTTGAGGAAACTGAAAGAGGTATTTTAATTAACAAACAATCAAATAACGCTAGTGTGCCTGTGGTATATGGGGAACGTTTAATTGGAGGTACAAGAGTTTTTATAGAAACCTCAGGAACAGATAATGAATTTTTATATATAGCATTAGTATTGTGTGAGGGTGAGATTAACTCAATAGAAGAGATAAGAGTTGATGATAAAGTAGTCACTTTTTCAGGTGCATTATCGGATAACACTCAGAGAACTGTTGCAAGTTCAGATTCTAATTTTTATAAAGATGGAGCAAGTTATATAACAGTTGAGCCACATTTTGGAACAGATGGCCAATCTGCATCTAGTTTATTATCTACATTATCAAGCTGGGGATCAAATCATAAACTTTCAGGAATTTGTTATTTAGCATTAAAGTTTAAATGGAACGCAGATATATTTGGAGGCATCCCACAAGTACAAGCAAAAATAAAAGGCAGAAAGGTTGTTACATTAGATTCAAGTTTAAACGAGTCTAGTGCAACATTCTCAACGAACCCAGCTTTTTGTTTATTAGATTATTTAAGAAATGAAAGATATGGAAAAGGCATAGCAACTGCAAATATTGATCTTCAATCATTTAGAGATGCATCGCAAGTTTGCATAACCCAAGTGACTCCTTTTTCAGGTGGCAGTAATATAAACATATTTGATACAAATGCGGTTATAGATACTTCAAGAAAGGTTATAGATAACGTTAGAGAAATTTTAAAAGGTTGCAGAGGTTACTTACCTTACGTGCAAGGCAAATATAGATTAGTTATAGAAACAACAGGAACTGCATCAGTTACACTTGGAGAGGATGATATTATAGGAGGATATTCTTTAGCATCGCCAACTAAAAATTCTAAATACAATCGTGTTATTGCAAGTTTTATTAATCCTGATCGAAATTTCCAGGCCGACCAGATAACTTTTCCTCCAACAGATGACTCTAGTTTGCCATCGGCTGACAGACACGCAACTATGAAAACTGCTGATGGAGGTTTTTTATTAGAAGGTAAATTTGACTTCAAGACGATCACAAGTCCATATCAGGCGGAAGAGATGGCAGAGATTATTTTAAGAAGATCAAGAGAAAGTTTGGGTCTTACAATTACTTGTGGTTTTAAAGCATACGAACTACATATTGGTGATATTTGTGCGGTGACTTTATCTTCATTAGGCTTCTCGAGTAAAAATTTTAGAGTTCTATCTATGAATTTCAATGAAGATTACACTATCACATTAAATTTAATAGAACATCAAGATAGCTTTTATACTTTTGCTACAAAGGGCCAAGTCACAAGTACTCCAACCACTAACTTACCTAATCCATTTAACATTCAACCTCCAGCATCAATAACTTTATCTGATGAACTTATTGAATATGCGGATGGAGTTGTACTTACAAGATTAAATATTTTGATAGGAGCTAGTACAGATCAATTTGTTCAATACTATCAGGTTGAAGCTAAAAAAAGCACAGAAACAGATTTTAAAATAATAT